GTTAGTATAGACGATATGTTTAAATAGGAGGAATTATGACAAACGGTGGAATGTTTAACATTGATAATCAGGTTAAACCGGCAAATAAAGATATTATTGTCGTTTTTTCACCGTCTAATAATACAGTAAAATATAATTATACAATTTATCAAAATGGGAAAGCTATTAATACTATTAATGTTGATAGTAATAAACCAAGTAATATAGTTTTAGATGATAGTGGAAATTATCAGATATCAGCTATTAGCTATGATGTGTTAGGACAAAAATCAACAGTTAATAGTGGAATATATATAATTGATAAAGAGCCTCCAGTTTTAAATGTTAAAAAAAGTCATGTGACAATAAACAAGGGGCAAGAATTTGATATTAATGAGGGTGTAAGTGCGAGTGATAATCACGATGGTGATTTAACTTCATCTATTGTCACTAATAAAATAAATTTAGATGAGGTCGGTAGACATAAAATTACTTATACAGTAAGTGATGAAGCTGGAAATACAGCCGTTAAAGATGTGATGGTAGATGTTAATGGTATTAATAATAATTTATTTATGGTAAGGAGGAACAAGATGCAACTAAACAAGAGGGAATTTGCAAGATACCAAGAATATTGGAAAAACAGTAAACTTTTAGCAGAAAGAGAAAAAGAAGAACTCATTTCAATTTCTAATCTATTTTTGAAGCGGGTAGAAGAAAATGGAGATGAAGTAGAGGAGGTTGAGCTTTTGTTTCCAGAAGATACTTCTAATCTTAATGCTCTTCGCCGGTTTGCAGAAACAACGAGTGCTATGGTTACCGTAAGAACAGAAGGTGGAGTGAAGGTACACGGCTGGTTTCTTAATGACAAAATACAGGTGGAATAATACCAATCTTTCTACTTTTGATGTGAGTGACAGTAATGAAGAAACAACGAGTGAAAAAGAATTTATCAGCAAGATGTTTTCGTAAAGGAGAGAAAAAATGGGAACAAGATGGAAAGAGAAAATGATGAAATGGAGCCGGAAGGTAGGAACATTAGAAAAAGTTACAAAAGGATTGGCAGTTGTAGCATTAGCACTGCTAGGGTTATACATTTTAAGTATTTTTGGAATACAGTTGATTCCTGGAATTGTATGGAAGCCAATTGTAACATTAGTATTTATCCCATTGGTAGTGTTAACACTTTTTAAAGACATATTAATGGTAGTAATGAAACAGTATGGAAAGCCAGTTTTCAATCAAAATAAGCTGATCTATGTTTTCCTAAGTAATAAGAAGATAGTAATAGATATCCTTGCTTTCATATGGGCAGTTACATTACTATTACCATTACCAATTGTTAATGTGATATGCTTTATTTTGATGATAGCATTTCCATGGAAGATAGCAGAATGTTTTGAAGCAAAGTTGAAGAAATAGAGGTAAATGTTTCATTTAATTATACAAGAAAGAACACGGTGTTGCTAGAATGGTATATCCGTGTTCTTTCTTATGATATTATTATGGAAAATAGCAAAAGGGGAAGGCTAGACAAAGAAGAAAAGTATGTTATAATAAGATAGAAAAAGAAAAATAAGGGAGAAATAAAGATGAAAATTGCAATTATTTCAGATATTCATGGTAATTTAGAAGCACTGAAAGCCACTTTAGAAGATATCAAAAGAAAAAAGGTAGATAAGATTTACTGTTTAGGAGATATCATTGCAAAAGGAATTCACCCAAAAGAATGTATTCAATTAATAAGAGAGCATTGTGAAGTAGTAATACAAGGTAATACAGATGAATATTTTTCAAAAGAACATTGTTTAGAAGAAAAAATAGAAGAAGAAGCAAAAAGGATTCAATGGAATCAAAGTTTAATTTCCAAAGAAGATAGAGCCTATCTTCTAAGCTTACCATTTTGCTATGAATTCTATTTAAGTGGTAGACTAGTAAGACTATTCCATGCAACACCAAAAGTAAATAATAAGGCAATTATCAATCAAGATATGCCTTATATAAAATATGAAATGTTTGAACCAACTGAAAATACCATTTCTAATCAAGTAGCAGATGTTGTCATTTATGGACATATTCATCATCAATATATGGATAAAATTTATAACAAAACATTGCTGTAGGAAGTGTAGGAAACTCATTTGATGCCATACGTAATCCCAAAAAAGATGGAAATGTGTTAGAAACAACTTGTGCGAATTATGTTATTATAAAAGGAGAAGAAGAAAGCAAGACACAAGGAGAAATTTCATTTGAATTTGTTCGTGTGCCATACGAAATCGAAAAAGAATTAGAAGAAGAGCAAAACAATATAGAACGAGAGAACTATCGATATGAATTACAAAATGGAATGTATCGAAATATGGATAAAATAAATGAGAATTTTAGAAAAATAGGAATTGATATCAATCGAATATAGGAGGGAAAGAAATGAAAGAAAGAATAGTAGCAGCAACGAATAACCAAGGAAAATTAAAAGAAATTAGGGAAATTTTGAAAGAATACGAAATTTTATCATTAAAAGACTTAAATTGTGAAATAGAAGTAGAAGAAGACCAAGATACATTTGAAGGAAATAGCTTAAAAAAAGCAACTGAAATTTCAAAATTGTTAAACCTACCATGTATTGCAGACGATAGTGGACTATGCATTGAAGAACTAAATGGCTTCCCAGGAGTATTAACAGCAAGATTCTTAGGAGAAAATGCGAGTCAAGAGGAAAGAAATGATGATTTAATCAAACGATTAGAAGGAAAAGAAAATAGGAAAGCAACAGCCATTACTGTTATGACTTACGTGGATGAACAAAAAGGCAAAAAGGTAGTAGCAAGAGGAGAAACACAGGGCTATATAGCAAAAGAAAAAAGAGGAGAGAATGGATTTGGATTTGATGAAATTTTTCTATTAGAAAATGGAAAAACATTAGCAGAATTAGATAGTGAAGAAAAAAATCAAATCAGTAGTAGAAAAAGAGCATTAGAAACTCTAAAAGCACAACTATAAAATACAGATAAAAAAATGGAAGAATTAAAAGTGGGACATTTATGCAAGCACTTCAAAGGAAAAAATCTAGTTGAAAAAATATCTATCAAATTTTAGAAATAGGAGTTTTATATACAGAAGAAAAAGCGAGCAATTTAGAAAAGAAAAATAAAAAAATAAAAAGTTGTAATTTTGGTGGAAGTGCAACTATGCTAGTATCACAAAATATCTTAGATATATATGGAGATAAAAATAAGTTTAGCATATTCAAAAGAATATATAGACCTAGATTTGAGATTAGTTATTGTCCAATGTGTGGAAGAAAATTAGCGGAGGAATAGTTATGAGTAAAGTTAACGATAAATTAAAATATATAGTACGAAATTGGCTCAATATACAACCATCGCCACGGAAATTCGATAACAATACAAGAAACAAACACATTTGAAGGTAGTTGTTTTAGAAATTTGCTATGGTACAGAGGCGATGCGTCAGAACTACATCAATATTATACTCAAATAGATGACATGATGGGAAATGCCAAGTTCTGGGCAGCAGAAAGCAGCAACGGAGTAAATTTCCGCAAAATACATACAGGGCTCCCAGCAATTATTATTGATATGTTAGCAGATATTATAATTGATAGTTTCAACAAAATAACAGTAGTAAAAAATGAAGATGCACAAAAAGATTGGGAAGAAATTGCAAAAGAAAACGATTTCAAAGAAATTGTAAAGCAATCAATAATAGATGTATTTGTAGAACACGATGGGGCTTTCAAAATAAATTATGATACAGATATAAGCAAATATCCAATCATAGAATTTTATCCAGGAAGTAAAGTAGAATATGAACGAACAGCTGGAAGAATAACAGCAATAATATTTAAAAATTATTATGAAAAAACAAATGCTACATATTTATTGAAAGAAAAATATTCAAAAAAAGGTATAACATATAAACTATATAAAAACAATCAAGAATGTAATATATCAGAAATAGAAGAAACAAAAGATTTAAAAGAAATAACAGATAATAATTTCATGATGGCCATACCAATGATGTTCAATAAGTCTAAAAAGTACAAGGGCAGAGGACAAAGTATAATTGAAAAGAAACTTGATGCTTTTGATAGTTTAGATGAGGTGTGGTCACAGTGGATAGATGCCATTAGAGATAATAAGACACAAACATATATACCAGAAGACTTATTACCAACAGATAGTAATGGTACTGTCCTAAAACCTAATACTTTTGATAGAAGATATGCAAAAATAGGAAGTAGTAGTTCAGAAACAGAATCAGATAAAATAACAAGAGAAAATAGTGATTTTGATTATGAAGGAATGCTGCAGAGTTATATAACAGCATTAGATTTATGCTTGCAAGGATTAATAAGTCCAAGTACTCTTGGAATAGATGTTAAGAAATTAGATAATGCAGACGCACAAAGAGAGAAAGAAAAAGCTACACAATACACAAGAGGAAAAGTAATAGATGTGCTAGAAAAGGTTATTCCAAAACTAGTTTGTATTTGTTTAATGACTTATGATAAAGCACAAAATAAAACGCCAGGAAAATATGAAGTAACTGTTGATTTTAAAGAATATGCAAACCCAAGTTTTGAGGCAACTGTAGAAACGGTATCGAAAGCAAGACCAGGACAAAATGTAATGAGCATTGAAAAATCTGTTGATACGATGTATGGCGATAGCTTGAGTAAAGAAGAAAAAGAAGAAGAAGTAAAAAGACTAAAAGAAGAACAAGGTATAATTCAAAAAGATGAACCATCACTATTTTAGGTGGTGATTAGATGGATAATAACTATGATATAAAGCAAGTAATGGAAGAAATTGAACAAGATTTAATTGTTCGTATGAAAAGAACATTGTGGAGCCACAAGGAAGACGAAAAAGCAAAGGGATTTGATTGGCCACAATGGCAAGCAATGAAACTTAAGCAATTGCAAGAATACAAAGAAGCAAACAAACAAATATTTAACGAAAAAGCTAAGCCGTTAGATAGATATTTATATAATCATATAAAGCAACAGTTTAGAGAAGGTGCTAGCAGAACTAACAAAGATGCAATTAAAAAAGGTATTATAAAAAAAGAAGATTCACAATTGAGTGGATCTTTTTTTGGATTAAATCATAGAAAATTAGATGCATTGATAAAAAGTACAAAAAAAGATATGTCAGATGTTAAATATGCTACTTTGAGGATGGCCAATGACAAATATAGACAAATAATATTTAAAGCACAAGTATATGCTAATTCAGGAGCAGGAACAGTAAAACAAGCTATTGATATGGCCACAAAGGATTTTTTGGCAAAAGGGTTTAACTGTATTGAGTATAAAGATGGCTCGAGACATAATATAGCAGATTATTGTGATATGGCAATTAGGACAGCAAATAAAAGAGCTAACTTAATGGGAGAAGGAGAACTTAGAAAGAAGTTAGGCAATCCACTAGTATACATATCAAAACATAATCATGCGTGTGACAAATGTGCCAAATGGCAAGGTCGAGTATATATTGATAATGTTTGGTCTGGAGGCACAGAAAAAGATGGTAAATATCCATTATTAAGTGTTGCTATACAAGGCGGATTATTTCATCCTAGGTGTCAACATGGGTCTAGTACATATTATGAAGGTGTAAACGACGAACCAGAAGAAGTAAGCCAGGCTGAACATAATCACGATGATTATACACAAGAATTGCAAAGGAGAAAAAAAGAATATGAAAGACTTGTTGCAGGCAGTTTATTTGCTGATAATATTAAAAATTATTCAAATAAAATTCAATATTTGCAAAATGAAATAGAAAGTTCTTATATAGAACTACCAATAAATATAGATTATACAAAACAACCTGAAATAATGGAGCAACAATATTATATTGATATAGAAGGAATGGAAACATTTGGTAGACCTTGGACAAGTCCTAAAAAAGCAATTGTGGGTGGAGCGGAGTTTGTTGCTTCTGGTTATATATCAAATGGTCAGTTTACGAGTTATTTGAAAAAATTTAATGTTAATCCAAATGGATATTATCCCGTTTATACACATGAATATATGGCGAATTTGGCTGCACCATGTAATGAAGCTTCTTCTACTTATAAGAGTTATTTAAAAAATGGTTTATTATCTTTACCACTTCAATTTACGATTCCAATATTTGAGAATATGCCAGAATTTACAACTCATCCAGTGACGGGAAAAGAAATTGGTGGTATTAATGAAGTTTTAGATTCTGAATTTGAAAAGAAATTAGATGCTCAAGGTTTTCCTGAAACATATAAGAAATGGCTACGTGCTTTACATAAAGATTATTCTAATTGGACTTTTCACTCTTTAAAAACCGGTTTAGATTTTAATACTTCAGTTGAAAAGGAAAAATGGAATGGTTCCATTAATAAAAACAATTGTCCAAAATGTGTGGATCCATTAAATATTAATACAGAAGGTTCTTGGTATATTGCTAGTACACAAACAACTGCTTATTTCTTAGATCCACGAAATTTTTTAATGGTGGATAGTGTTTTGATGTTTGAGGATTTAAGCTTTAGCGAAAATATAAAAGAATCAGTTGTGAAAAGTGTTTTGGAGGGCACTTTTATGAGTGGAACAGATGTGATTGATCATTTAAGTTATTCTAGTATGTTTATGGAAGCTGGTAAAACTTATAATGTGAATCCAGTCTATTTGGCCTCTTTAGCAAAACAAGAGGTAGGCGTAAAGGGAAGTGTTTCTACATCTGGAGAGAAAATTGAATATAAAGGAAACTCTTATGAAGGCTTTTATAATTTTTATAATATAGGTGCATATTCCTCAGAAGAAAGTCCTGTTC